CCCCTAACCCTGCTTGCCGTTGCTCCTGCTGCGGCACTTGCTGCTCCCGCTATTAATGGTGCTGGTGCTTCTTTCCCAGCACCCATTTATATGCGTTGGTTGCAGGACTATAATAAGGAAACGGGTAACCGTGTAAACTATCAGTCTGTTGGTTCTGGTGCTGGTGTTCGCCAGTTTGTTGCTGGAACCGTGAACTTCGGTGCTTCTGATGAACCTATTAAGGCAAAAGATGCTGCGAAGGTGAAACGTGGTGTCGTTCAGATTCCTATGGTTGGCGGCACTATCGCAGTTGCCTATAACAAACCAGGATGTAAGCTGAAACTCACTCAGAAACAGACTGTTGATGTGTTTGCTGGACGCATTAAGGACTGGAAACAAGTTGGTTGTGCGGCTGGTGCTATTAAGGTTGTTCATCGTTCTGATGGTTCTGGCACCACCTTTGCCTTCCTGAACTCTCTGGATGCCTTTGGTGGTTGGACTGCTGGCGTTGCCAAGTCAATTAGTTGGCCTACTGGTATCGGTGCCAAAGGTAATGAAGGTGTAGCCGCACAAATCAAACAAACTCCTGGTGCGATTGGTTATGTGAACACTGGATTTATTCGCACAGGTAAACTTCAAGCAGCAGTTCTTCAGAACAAGTCTGGTAAGTTTGTCGGTCCTTCTGCCGCAACTGGTTCTGCCGCACTGAATGGCATCACTCTTGATGCTAATCTTGCTGGCGAAAACCCCAACCCTGCTGGTGCTAATGCTTATCCAATTTCTTCACTGACTTGGATCCTTGCTTATAAGACTGGTAATGGTGCGAATGCTCCTGCCGTCCGTGAAGCACTCAAGTATATGTTGAGCACTAAAGCACAAATGATTGCTGATGATTTGGGTTATGTTCCTCTCTCTGGATCTATCCTGAACAAAGCACGACTTGCTGTTGACAATATTAAGTAAATCTAATATACTATGGGGGAGAGAAATCTTCCCCTTTTTTGTTATGTTAAATACACTTGATAGAATTGATATTTCACAAATGAAGATTAATCTGTGGTATTGTGCTGAAATGAATAAGTGGCGTTGGACTCTTGTAGATGATCGCCGTCCTATCTGCCGTCAAGAATCTGGGCAGCAACCATTCCTCAGAGACGCTATGAATGATGTTGCCAATACCGTAGAGTATATGTTAGAATGCTCTCAACCTGAATAAGGTTTCGGGGCGATTAGCGCAGCGGTAGCGCACCTCCTTTACACGGAGAGGGTCGGCGGTTCGAATCCGTCATCGCCCATATAAATAACTAAAAACTGAATACAGTTAACTTATAATGGACAACATTAAAATAAGATGCCGCTCCTGTGGTAAGGAGTTAGAGGGGCATCAGAATAAAACGGTAACTTGTGGTTGCCCAAATATGGCGACGATTCGTGGTGATAAGGTTTCAGCAGTCGATTTATCGAATGTTGTAATGCTTAATTCTTATCATAATAAAGCAAAGAAAGGCGTTCTTTCTCAAGAAGACATTATGTGGCAAGAAGAAAGACGCCAAAGGAAGGTTAGAAAACTGGACTTTGAAATCAGATAGGTCTCAGGATACAATTCTCATCATACTTAGCATACTGAAAACCGTCTTCATATAACTCACCAAAACCAAACTTACGGGCAACGATTGCTCTTTGTTTTTTACCAATCGCAAGAGAGTGGTCATTGAAACCTTCATTGATCTTAGGTCCGTGTGGTTTTGCTGCTAAGACATCACCTACTCTTGGATATAGACCGATCATTCCTTTTTCAAGATTTTCATAGGTGTATCTAATAAATTCATAGAACACCTTTTTTCTTTCTTCTAGTGAGAATTGATCAGGTTGTTTTGTATATTTGACTTCCCACCCAACTTCCATCAGTCTGGTTTTTTCGTGAAAATGAATTCTTTCAGCAAGAGTTTTAATTTTTTCTTCTAAGTCTGGTAAATTATAATTATCCTCAAACTCTAAGTAAAGATAACTTTTTTTGGTTTGATATGGTATAATGAACGTGTATATTGCCATCGCACCATTAGAGCACTGGAAATTTACCTGTTGGTATTTCTTTTCTTCTTTTGGATATACTGGAGACCTATCACTGTATCCAAGTTTTTTGAGAAGTCTTTCAAACTCTACTCTTTTTTCTGATGGTTGAATATGCACTTGACAAAATTGAATAGATATAGTATATTATAACACATACCTGGAGAGGTGGCCGAGTGGTTTAAGGCAGCAGTCTTGAAAACTGCCGAAGTGAAAGCTTCCGTTGGTTCGAATCCTACCCTCTCCGTTTTCATAAATACCAATAAAAGAAAAGAGATAAATGACGCTGGATCGTCTTACACAGATTACTTCTGTTGGTATTACTAGTGGTATAACATTGAATAATGCCACACTGACTGGTGTGACTACAATTACTAGTCTTGATAGTGTCAGTGTTGGTGGTACTATCACTGCAGTTGATGGAAATTTCAGTGGAAATATAAGTGTTGCTGGAACGATTACTTACGAGGATGTAACCAACATTGATTCAGTTGGTCTTATAACGGCAAGAAGTGGTCTTCACGTTACTGGTGGGTCGGTTGGTATAGGAACTGATAATCCAGCAGAGAACGTTCATATTCAAGCAGTACGAGCAGATGTTTTAATTGAAGGAACCAATGATACTGTAGGTGGAAATGTTGCCAATCTCTCATTGATGGCACCGTATTATAGAAAAGTTGGATATAGTATCAAAGACAGTGCTGGAAACGAAGACTTCTTTATTGGAAGACCTTACGGACAGGGAGATGCTAATCCGGATCTTGTCATTAATATGACAGGAACTGAGAAAGTTCGTATAAAAAATAATGGAAATGTCGGTATAGGGACTGATAATCCGCAATATAAACTTGAAGTACAAGGAGCAACAACCCCAGCAATAGTAGTAAGAAATACTACAACTAGTTCATATTCCGGATTATTTGCTGGTGAGAAAGGAGATGGTGAGGTCTTTGCTTTCCAAAGACTGGGAAGTACAAACGGTGGATATGGTGGAGCAAAAGCGGGGCAAATTTGGAATTATGCTGCTGCTCCAATAGTAATGGGGATTGGTAGCACAGAAAGACTTCGTATAACTTCTGATGGAACATTAAGACATTCTGGTGGTAATGCTTCTTTAGGGCAAGGTGATATCGTTGCAAAACATACACATTACACTCTTGATGCAACCACTCCAGGTGGTGTTGATGATGTAACCACATTTGTAACCACTTCAACAACTTCTAACGGATCAGATTATAAATTCAGGATTACAAAGAGAGAAGGTTCTGGTGGAGGATCTTGTTATCTTGATCTTGGTGGTAATTCTGACGGATCTATTTCTTTTGGAACAAATACAACTGGAAATGGTACAGAAAGACTTCGTGTAGATTCAAGTGGCAGGTTGTTGGTGGGCGTATTTACTCAACTTAACAACGATCTTCTGCAAACAAATGGCAACATAGGTCTAACCAAAACAGCTTCAGCAAATCAAATTAACTTTCACGGTACTTCTATCGAATTTGTCAACAGAAATGCCACCGCGAGAGCGATGAAGTTTTATGTTGGCGGATCTGGTGGCGCTCCTGTGGCTGAGTTATCAACTGCGGGTACTTGGACAAATGCTTCGGATATCAAAAACAAAGAAAACATTGAAAATATTTCTTATGGAATTGACACGGTTAAGGCTCTAATCCCACGGCAGTACACTGTCAAATCAAATGGTGCGAATGCCATCGGCTTTATAGCACAAGAGGTTCAACCAATTGTGCCTGAAGTTGTCCATGAAAGCTTTATCGAAGCGACACAAGAAACACACCTTGGTCTTGATTATGGATCTTTGACTGCGGTATTGACAAAAGCGTTGCAGGAAGCAATGGAACGCATCGAAACTCTGGAAGCAGAAGTAGCAGCACTTAAAGCAGCACAATAATTTAATAATTTCTTCAACACTTTCTTGAAACCAACACAAACTTGACAGGTTGAAACTACTGACTATTATAGCTAGTAGATACTAAACCTAAACCCTATGGATCAACACACCTACGATAATTGGGTGAAGATCAAGGAGACCTTCGAACAGTCTGGTAATACAGACAATATGTTCTACAAGAGAGCTGTAGAAATCGTAAAAACCAGAAGAGACCCACTGGCAAAGTTTCTTGGAGATGTAAAGTGATGGAACCTCAAGACGAGTTAGTTAGTCGTGCTGAAGTTCAGGAGATGATCGATGCCGCAATCAGACGCCACAACCGCAATGCTAGTATCATTAGTATGTGTGTCGGTTGGGTGGTTCTTGCTTTATTTGCTGAGGGACTTCTGAGACTTATTGGAGTTATTCCCCCACTACTACCATGGCTCAAAATCACTCTGAATTAATTTTCTTAGTTCCGTGGTTTGTTCTTATGGGTATTGCTATATCAATGTTTGTTCAGGGGTGGATGATAATGAATGCTCATCACGGGTATTCAAAGACTCCAAAAGTTAAACATCCAGAAATGAACGACGTTAAGGCAGGAGACCCATTACTCGTGATCAGATTTACGGACGAAGACTTAGAACAACTACAAGAAAGAGTTTTACGTCAGAAGATGGAAGAACTCTTTGAGGAACCATCTGCGTATGAGGATGAGGAGGATGACGACTGAAGACTGGTTTATATTCATTGACTTCTTTTCGCATATGCTCTATATGTTTGTAGCGTTTATGTGTGGACTTGTTATTGGTTATCTTGTTGGATTTAGAAACGGTGGAGGAATGTAATGTCACACTTACTGGGTAGATTTCTTGTTGTATTAGCAATACCATTTGTGGTTGCTACGCTTTACTTTGGGTCAAAGAAAGGGGGATACTATGATTCCGAAGATTATAAGGGAAACGGAACCGCACATTAAACAGCGTTTTCATTTCGCAGCATCAGCATTTGTAAGAATGTGGGGACACGGTTCCTTAAAGGACAATCGAATCATAGACTTCTGTGTTGAGTGGGCACAAAGAACCGAAAATGCCCCACTAGATAATAGAGTTGTTGATCAATATTTTTATTATGAGTTTAAGACTTGGAGAGGATATTAATGGGACACTTCGCAGCATCAGTATTAAACAACCCAGTCCTGTTGGGTATTATGAGTTTCAGTCTTATTGGAGTGCCTATTATTGGTATGTGGGCAGTTCACAAATACAACTGGCAGCACTGGGCTCCGTTTGACAAAAAACATAAATAATGGTAGATAAACTTATTCTACCGAAATGAGAACGCATAAGTGTGGACATTGTGGAGAAACTAACCCATCCAAGTTTTATGGACATAAGAAGAGTGTATGTGGTGCTTGCCATAACAAATATACATTAGAGTTGGGTCAGAAAAAAAGAAATTTTATTATTGAAGAAATGGGAGGTAAGTGCGTTTCTTGTGGATATGATAAATATTCATCAGCACTTCAAGTTCATCATTTGGATCCGTCCCAAAAAGATGCTAAATTCCATGGAATTCGTGGATGGAGTCACGAACGCATTCTTGACGAAATAAGGGGATGTGTGCTATTATGTGCTTGTTGCCACGCAGCAGTTCACTCTGGTGAATTAGAATTACGGAGTATCGCCTAACTTGGTCATGGCACCTGCTTTGGGAGCAGGAATAATCTCGGTTCAAATCCGGGTACTCCGATCGCCAGTTTTCCGACTGGCACACTTGACTAAATATCAGTCAAAACCTTATAATACTAGGGTAATCAACACACAACAATGGCACTGACCGCAAAATTCAAGAAAGACATTAGCACTCTTCGTGCTGCTGCTAATGGTGAAATCTACCTTGATGTAAAGAATCCGAAACTCTACAAAAAGGTGCGTCGCTTTTATGAAAATGAGGGTGTAGTATTTTCTGGAGACCCTCTTGATGATTACGAAATGTTGATGGACTACATCTTGCAGGATATTGAGTCTATTGAGGTCGCCTGATGAAAGTCGTAAAGAAACCAACCGTTCTTCTTGAGCGGTTTCCGTATCGTTACATCCAAGTTGGCACCTTAGAGATCAATGGAAAACCTGACTGTCGTATTCAGAAAGTAGATTCCTATACTGGTCGATATCGTGATATGTATCTCTGTGATAATGAGATGCAACTTACTACTGCTATGGAAGACTTTTCCTATACTTGTTGGTTGGACCCTGATAATGTCCCTGCTTATCGCAAGGACGATGATGAAGAAGACACGGATGGTCTATAACAGCACTGGTCGGGAGCAAACCCCTTATGTCTAAATCTAATGTATTCCGATACATTGGCAATCTTCTTCTCTTATCGGGTTACTTTTTCCTGCTATGGGGAGATATGAAAATCGGGTTATTTGTTAAATGTATTGGGAATGCCTTTGTCGTTCCCTTTGCTATCAAATATAAGTTCTGGGATATTCTCTTCTTGTGTGGTTTCTATGCCGCTATTGAGATACCAAAACTAATCCAACTTTTCCTAGTTAAGGCAAACTAGGTGGTGGAGTCATATGACCCTATTATGAGTTTCTTGCTTCTCCCAAGAGCAAGTGGTGCGGATGGGACTCTCTCCCGCCTGGTTTCCAATTTCCAGTCAAAGAATTGGTGGCGTGCATGGCGAACCTAAAACACGGAAGGTGGGTTGCATAAACCCACCTTTTTTAGTATAATAACTAATATGTGATAATTGATATAAAAAAAATGCTTGCCAATGATGATCTAGGTAATCTGGGAAGACTTGGAAACCAGATGTTTCAATATACTGCTCTCCGTGGTCTTGCTCAGAGACACGGATATGAGTATTGTCTTCCACCAAGAGCAGTTGTAGCAACAAGGGATATTAACTGTGCAAATTCAGATATTACAATGTTTGAATGTTTTAAGATTCCAGAAGCACCAAGGCATGTTACTAATTTTCCAAAAGTAATGGAAAATACTTTTGCCCTTGATGAAAATCTTTGGAATAATTGTCCAGATAATATCAGTCTGTATGGATACTTTCAAACTGAAAAGTATTTCAAACATATTGAAAGTGAAATTCGTGAGGCATTTTCGTTTGCTGATGAAATAAGAGAACCAACAGAGGAAGCATTTAAATCAAATTTTGACGATACTGAAGTAATTGCAATTCATTTGCGTAGAGGAGATTACTTAGATTATCCACATCATATCGTACAAACTCTTGAATATTACAATAAAGGATTGTCAAGAATGCCATCTGATATTCCTGTGATGGTATTTTCTGATGGAATTGAGTGGTGTAAAGAACAAGAACTTTTTCAAGGAGACCGTTTTATCTTTGCAGAAGGAAATAGCACTGGTGTTGATCTTTGCTTACAATCTCTTTGCACTTACCATATCATTGGTAATTCTTCTTTCTCCTGGTGGGGTTCTTGGTTAGCAAAAAGTAAAAAGACAGTTGCACCTTCAAATTGGTTTCATAAAGATTATATGGATAAAGATACAAAAGATCTTTATCTTGAGGATTGGGAGGTAATTTGATGATTGATTTTGTAGTTCCATGCCATCCAAAAGATTTTCCATCTCTCAAAATTTGTGTAAGCTCTATCAAAGAAAATATATCAATTACAAATAGAATTATTGTAGTTTCTAACGATGATCCTAAAATTGAAGGTGTAATACACTTTCCAGAACAAAATTATTCTACTGTTATTGATAGAGAAAAAATATCTAAAAATTTTGAATTACATTGTCCTAATTTACTTTATAGAACAAAGTGGATCTATCAGCAATTCCTTAAACTATATTCTGCAAAAGTAATTACAGATCTCACTGATTCTTATGTGATGGTAGATTCTGATACGATATTTCTTAAAGATATTCCATTTGATCCTGCTAAATTTTATTATTGTAAAGCAGAAGAATATCATAAACCTTACTTAGAACCAATCAAAAAACTTTTCAATACTGAAGAAACCATTGGATTTTCTGCAATATCTCATCATATGATATTCCATAAGGAAAAGTTAAATGAAATGATTCAAAAAGTTATGGATAGATTTAAATCTGAATCATTTTTTGATACTGTTTTGAGTATTCTCGATTACACAGAAGCATCTTGTATGAGTGAATGGGACTTGTATGCAAATTATATGATTTTAAACTATCCAGAAATGTCCGAACAAAGACAACTTAGATGGGAAGATATATCTTTTATCCCAGTAAAATCTCACTTAGAAGAGTTCAAAGAAAATTTTGATTTCGTATCTTGCCATGCTTATAGGAGAGGAATAGAATGATTAATTATATTCATTGTCATATTGGAGAAGTTCCGCCATATCTTTTGGATTCCTTTGAAAGCATCTATGCAGTTGATCCAGATGCTAGATTGATTTTGGTCACTGATCAAGATATTGAAATAGATGGTGTTGAAATTTTACAGTCTCACGCTATTGCATCAGAGCAAACAAAAAAAACTACACAAATGAGTTTGTTTAGTAATGATCCAAATCAACTTTGGAGAACATCAATCTTTAGAGTATTCCTTGTTAGAGATGCTATGAAGCACTTGAACTTGGACTTCTGCTATCACTTTGATTCCGATGTCCTGATGTTCCAATCATCAAAAACATTTTCCAATTTAATAGAAGACTTTGATGGTTTATACATCACATATCACAATGAAGATGAAGTTGTTTTTGGATTCTCTCGTTTTGGCAATGTATCAAAAATTGATGAGATATGCAATATTCTCCACGAAATTGTATTTGATCCAGCAAAACAGTCTCAATATTCTTCTGGAATGGCAAATGAAATGAGACTTCTCTGTGGAATTATGAAGAAGCATCCTAATCTAATTAAGACTCTGAATATTCTTCCTAATGAAACTGAGATTGTATTTGACCCTTCATCTTATGGTCAATACTTTGGAGGAACACATCAAGGTCATCCTCCAGGATTCTCTCACCATACACATATAATTGGGCGTGAGATTCAGAGTGGAAACATCACTCTCTTTATGGAAGATAAAAAACCATATGTCAAGCAGGGAGATAAGGCATATCCTATTGTAAATCTTCACATCCACTCTAAAAATACAAGACCATTTATATCATGAATCTAGTAAGAGGTGAATTTTTTCCATCGGTATCCGATAAGGTAATACTTCACTACGACCAATTGCAATGTAATCCAAATCATATTCAAGATGGTAGTGTAGTTTATTGTGATACGCACTACATTTTAAAATATAAGGATATTCTTAATACTAAGAAAGACTTGACAATTGTTACTCATAATAGTGATCACTGCCTTTACGATGGTCAAACGGATAATCCCAATGGTATAAATGTTGATGAATTAACCTGCTATTCAAGATGGTTTGGTCAAAATTCATACTCCAAAAAGGTCACACCAATACCCATTGGATTCGAAAATAGAAGATGGGAATCTTCCTTTGGTCCTAAGACTGAGTGGATGAATATTGCTAGAAATAATCATATAAATCCAACTTCATTAGTCTATTTTAATTGCAATACCGGCACCAATATTAAAGATAGACAAGAGTGTTATAATAAAGTAGTAAATATAAGATCTGTTAATATTGATCAACCTAATTTGACATATTCTCAGTATTTGAATAGAATAAAAGAGCATATGTTTGTTTTAAGTCCTAGGGGAAATGGTCTTGACTGCCATAGAACCTGGGAAGTTTTAATGATGCGTAGAGTTCCGATCTTAAAAAGAGAAGGACAGTTAGAACAACTATATGAAAATCTTCCAGTATTATTTGTCGATGACTGGAGTGATATAGATAGTATTGATCTTGAAAAAGTTTTTAAAGAATTTGCTTTTGAGAATCAAGAATATCTTTATTTTGATTTTTGGAAGAAAAAGATCTGATTATTTTGGTTTAGTTTTATGCAGTATGTTGTAGAAGACTTGAAAGTTTTTAATACTTTTGTGTCTCAAAAATTTAAGAGTAGAGATGATGTTCAGGTTGTCTTCGATGTTGGTGCATGTCACGCATTAGAGTCTGTTGAGTTTGCTAAGAAATTTAAGAACGCTAGGGTCTTTACATTTGAAGCAAATCCTGTTTCCTATGAAGTATGTGTGGAAAATACGAAGGATTATCCATCAATTACTGTGGTCAATGAAGCAGTAAATGACTATGATGGTACTTGTAAGTTTTACCCAATGGATAAGGATAAAACTGTTACAACTTGGGAAGATGGTAATCAAGGAGCATCTAGTCTTTATAAGGCAAATGGTGCTTATGACTTTATTGAGAAGTATGTTCAGTATGAAATTGAAATTCCTTGCACTAGATTAGACACTTTTTGTGAGAAGAATAATATTGATAAAGTAGATATTATTTGGATGGATTTGCAAGGTGCAGAATTAAAAGCACTCCAGAGTCTTGGATCTCTTCTAGAAACTGTTCAAATCATTCATACTGAACTTGAAATAAATCCAATGTATGAAGGTCAGTGTTTATTTGGTGATGTCCATAAGTTCTTATTAGATAATGGATTCGACTTGGACTGGGGAGATACTAATGTTCAGTTTGGTTCTAACTTTATTTTTACAAATCAGAGGTAATTAAAAAAATGAATTACGTACATAATAATGATGCATATTGCACTCATCAAAATTATACAAAAGAAGAGTTATCTAAACTTGATAAAAATCCTTCAATACTTGAATTGGGTGTTGGTAATGGAAGTTCTCCATTAATGTATGAATTTTGCAAAAATAATCCAGATGCTACTGTAAGTTGTTTTGAAACAGATGCAGATTGGTTTGAGAAAATGTTTGATAAGTATGGAGATCTTCCTAACTATATTTTCAATTTAATTGAAGATTGGAAAGATTTGGAAACTCATATTGAAAAAGATGAATATGATTTAGTATTTGTCGATCAATCTCCTTGGTCTGCAAGAATTGACTCAATTAATTTGTTGAAAGATAAAACCAAAGTCTTTATTCTTCATGACTATGATTACTATAATCATTCTGGTCATGAATGGGTAAAAAATGACCCAAATAATATCTACATCAACGATGAGACATCTTGGTTGGGACAAACTTATTCTTCAGAATTTACTATGAAAGACTATTATGAAATTCTTCCTCCTACGTTAGTTATGAAAAGAAAATGAATAATATTAAATTAGATGTTAATCTTTTGAATAATCAAGAAATAATTGAATTATATGAAACTTATGTAAAAAAACCTGATGAGTATTTTAGGAAAGCAAATGATGAATATCATAAACTTTCCAACTTAGAAAAATCAAAATGGTTTAGACATGACTTTCCAAGATTAGCATCTATATTTGAATTTAAAGAGTGGATTGTAAAATACAATTTACAACACGTTGGCAAATTGCTATCTACTTGTTCTGGTGACTTTGAACTAGAGTATATTACTTATGATAGTATTACTTTGTGTGAGTATTTTGTTGATAAAAAATATGATCTTCATGTATTAGATTTAGAAGAAAAAGAACATGATTTTATAATATTCAATCAAACTTTGGAACATCTTTATAATCCATTTGTAGCGATGAAAAATTTATATAATCATGTCAAAAAAGGAGGATTCCTTTATACCACAGTTCCGACAATTAATATACCACATGAACTTCCATTTCACTTTTGGGGTATAACTCCAACCGGTTTGTGTGCTTTAAGCAAAAGTGTTGGATTTAATATTTTAGAATGTGGATATTGGGGAAACTTATCTTATATAAACCACATTTTTAAACATCGTGATTGGCCACATACTGATGATGTTATGATAGACAATCAAATCGAAAATGTGGAGCACTGCCAATCTCAAACTTGGATCTTACTTCAAAAATGAAAATCTGTATTCTGACAATTGCTACAAACAAATACATTCAGTTTGTTGAAAGACTTCTCAATAATATTGATGAAAACTTTCTCAGTGGGCACGATATTGAATGTTTGCTTTTCACAGACCACGAAGTTGAAGCATCTGACAATGTAAGAGTCTGTCAGATTGATCACGAACCTTGGCCAATGCCAACTCTCAAGAGATACAACTACTTTGTAAAAGAGAAAGAGTTTATCTCTCAGTTTGATTATTGCTTCTACTTTGATGTGGATATGGGTATTGTGGATAAAGTTGGTGACGAAGTTCTAAGTGATCTTGTTGCTACAATGCACCCCTATCAATCTTTCTTTGCGAAGGAAGAACGTTCTTATGATAGGAATGAAAAATCTCTAGCATATGTTCCCTTTGGTGAAGAGGGTGATTATTATTATGCTGGGGGATTCAATGGTGGTTCAACAAAAAGATTTCTTGAAATGGCAGAAGTTCTGGCAGATCGTGTGACCAAAGACCTTGAGAATGGTGTAATTGCTGTATGGCATGATGAATCGCAAATGAATCGTTATCTTATTGATAATCCCCCTACACTCACTCTTACTCCTTCATACTGCTTTGCAGAAGAGCATATGGGTAATCCAAATTATCCTTATCCCCCCAAAATTATTGCATTGAAAAAGAATCATGATGAACTTAGATCTTAGAGAAATTCCTGCTGTTTATATGAATCTTGAACAGCACACTGAAAAGAATGAGAATATGCAGAAGATTCTCAAAGAGTGTGGATTCAAGACTATCATTCGTGTAGAGGGTGTTCCTCGCCCAGATCGTCCTGTTGCTGGATGTTCTGCTGCTCACCATAAAGGTCTTTGTGAAATTGATCCACCATTTATTCTTTTCGAAGATGATTGTGTGATTAAAAACTTCCGTCCAGAGATTGAAGTTCCTGATGATGCAGATGCCGTTTATCTTGGTATTTCTTCCTGGGGAAGGATGAATGGACATTCTGGACCATTTGTTCAGTATGAGCATATCAAGGATGATCTCTATCGTACCTATAATATGCTAGGAGGACATTCAATCTTGTATCTTACAGAAGAATATGTTAATATGTGTAAGAGAATCACATATCATGCTGGATATTTGATTGAAGATTATCAAGATATTGGGTTTGCGGAAGTACAACGTTGGTTTAATGTTTATACTTTTAATGATCCTTTCTTTTTCCAAACAAGTGGATATCACGGAACAGTGAATCCACTAACAAGTTATCCAACTGAAGAGTGTTTTAACTTTAATAGACAGTATTTTTTACCTGAAAGAGTAGTATGAAATCATTAGTAACTGGTGGTGCAGGATTTATTGGATCCAATCTGGTAGATCGTCTTCTTGAATTGGGACACGAAGTAGTAGTTATTGATAATGAGTATTCTGATGCTCATGATCAATTCTATTGGAATGATAAGGCAAAGAATTATAAGTATGATATTCGTGATTATCAAAACACACGCCCTCTTTATGACGGAGTAGATTATGTGTTTCATATTGCAGCAGAAGCACGCATACAACCCGCTATCGAGAATCCTATTGAAGCGGTAAGTATTAATTCCGTTGGTACTTGTACGGTCCTTCAGTGTGCTCGTGAAGCGGGTGTAAGGCGTGTGATGTATTCTTCTACCTCTTCTGCTTATGGTTTGAAGAATGAACTCCCTAACGTCGAAACTCAATTAGATGATTGTTTGAATCCATATTCAATCTCTAAGACTAACGGGGAAAAACTATGCACAATGTATACAGATCTCTTTGGTCTTCCAACAGTGATCTTCCGTTATTTTAACGTATATGGTGAGCGTCAACCACTGCGTGGTCAGTATGCTCCTGTTGTAGGTATTTTCCTTCGCCAACTTTCTGCTGGAGAACCACTGACTATTGTGGGTGATGGGGAGCAGCGTAGAGACTTTACTTATGTTGGAGATGTGGTAAAGGCAAATGTTATGGCAGCAATTTCAAATCCAGCACCAGAAGCATTTGGGCAAGTTTATAATGTTGGTTGTGGTAGAAATTATTCTGTCAATGAACTTGCCGCCATGATTTCCGATAACACGGTTAATATTCCTCCACGTCCAGCAGAAGCAAGATTGAGTCTTGCGAATAATCAAAAACTAAGAGACACCTTTGGATGGGAACCATCTATGAAACTTGAAGATTGGTTGGCAGCACAATTATGATTCATATTTTTACTACTGTTGTAAATCGTCCTGATTTTGTTATTCTTCAAGATGACTTGTTTAAAAAGTTCTTGAAGAATGATTATCTTTTTCATGTTGTCGATGATTCTATTGATTCAAACATATCAGAAGAATTTCAAAAAATCTGTAAGGAAAGAGATCTTAGATATTATCAAAAACCTAAAAGAACAGTTCAAATGAATCCAGCACAAGCATGTGCTGATGCTATTCAGTGGACTTATGAAACTATTATAAAACAAGAATATTCGAAAGAAATTATCTTTTTTACAGACTCTGATATGTTTTTGATTGATGAGTTTGATATTGAAGAATATATGAGCGACGCAATCATCGGCGGTCTTCCACAAGTAAGAGGACACGTTACCTATATGTGGAATGGTATTATGTTCTTTAATATGCCAAAGATTGAAGACAAGAATATTGATTTTTCCGATGGTATTGTTGAAGGTCACATGACTGACGTTGGTGGATACACATATTGGTATTTTAAAAAGAATAATATTAAAATGAAAGAGAGTGATGTTGATTATCCAACTCACTATGATGATATCGACTTGCAAAAAGACGCTGCTGGGTATAATATGGAACTTCATCTAAACGGTAAGTTTCTCCATTACCGTGCAGCAACTAATTGGCATTCCAACTGGAGAGACTCAACAGATCCTTTAGTTGGAAAAACCAAGGTTTTTAAACAAATAATGGAAAACATTCTTTCTGAATAATGGATAAAAACAAAGCAGTACAGAAACTTAAGGGTCTTCCTCCAATTTACTATATCAATCTGGATGAAAAACCAGATAGGGCACAGTTTATGGAAGATCAGTTTAAATACTGGGAAATTGAAGATTACACTCGCATCTCTGCCTATGACGGTAGAGACGATAGAGATTTGGGAGAAATTTTAAAAGGAAGATATCCAGATCAAATGAGTTCTGGTGAGGTTGGATGTGTAACATCTCACTTGAAAGCAATGAAGCAATTCTTAGAAACAGATGCTTCTTGTGCCTTAATAATGGAAGACGATTGTGATATTAGTACTGCTTCTCATTGGGGATTTTCTTGGAAGGATTTTTATTCCAAAGTACCTTATGATTACGATGTGATTCAACTTGCTATCATTAATCCAGCACAAGTTCACGTTCAGTTGCATCGTCGTTTTGTAAATGACTTTTCAACTGCTTGTTATATGATTACACGTCATCACGCACAGAAATTGATTAACTTACACTGCCGTGGAGATAAGTATAAACTTGACCAAGGAGTAAAGCCGAGAGCAGTTGCTGACGATTTGATCTATAATTCTGGGAATACCTTTGCTATTCCTTTGTTCTTGTACAAGATTGATTTAGGTTCTGATATTCACGATATTCATGTAGATGTTTTTCATCGTAGTAGTCACGATGGATTGTGGCAGTTTTGGAGAAATCAATCTTCTGATATATCTGACTGGAACACATTTTTTGATTATGATCCATATTATGGGAGACTCCCTCCTGGATGGGAAGGAAAATAGTAAGCATTTATACCTACAAGGTGTGGAAACCGTAACAAGAGGGGCTTGACCCCTCTTTATTTTTGCTATATAATTCTGTAACAGTTCTTCACAAAACTATAATGACTGTAACAACTAATGAGCGTGGGCAAATGAATATGTTTGCCAAAGAACCGACAATGTATATGACGAAAGAAGATATGGAGCGTTATGGTTTTGAACCATACGCAGTTCGCGCAGAGCGTCTGAATGGTCGCACGGCAATGATGGGTTTCGTAGCAGCCTTGATTTCTTACGCATTTACTGGTAAACTCTTCTTTGGTATTATCTAAGTATTCTTACCTATGGCATACAATGTTACTCTCCGCTCTCCCGACGGCTCCGAAACCGTCATTCAATGTGAGGAAGATCAATATATTCTTGAGGCTGCTGAAGAGGCAGGTGTTGACCTTCCTTCGTCGTGCAAGGCTGGTGCTTGCTCCGCCTGTGCTGGCAAACTGATTAGCGGCACCGTTGATAATGAAGAGCAGTCCTTCCTGGACGATGAGCAAATGGAAGACGGTTGGGTTCTTACTTGCGTAGCATACCCTAAGTCTGACTGTGTAATCCTTACAGAACAAGAAGAAAATCTTTAATTTAGGAGAAAGCAAATGAACGAAAAAGCAGAACGTATTAATGGTTGGGCAGCGATGATTGGTATCGTTGCCGCAATGGGATCCTATGCCGCAACTGGACAAATTATTCCTGGTATCTGGTGATTGAAGTAAAGATGAGAAAAGAACAGTATCAAGTCCCTCAAGTAGAATTCGTATTCCGTGAGAACAGTGAGTTTGTGACTCGCACAACTACCGACCTCTTCGATGGCAAGCGTGTAGTTATCTTCTCTCTGCCTGGTGCATTCACTCCTACTTGCTCTGCCTATCAACTTCCTGGATTCGAGGAGAAGTACGATGAATTTGCTGCTCTTGGCATCGACGCTATTTACTGCCTGGCTGTTAATGACGGTTTTGTTATGAATGCCTGGGCAAAAGATCAGGGAATCGAAAAAGTCCAACTAGTACCCGATGGAAATGCTTACTTCACCCGCTCTATGGGATATCTTGTCCGCAAGTCTAACCTTGGCTTCGGTGAGCGTTCTTGGCGTTATGCTGCTGTCGTGGACAACGGAGTCATCGAAAAACTATTCGTTGAGGAAGGTCTACGTGACAACGCAGACACCGACCCCTACGAAGTATCGACGCCTGAAAATGTTCTAGAATATGTGAAGGCAAGTGTGAGAGAACCAGCACCTGTTTGATATAATAAGTAATAATACTCAACTCTGCTTCTATATAAGGAGCAGAGTTTTTTTATGTAATGCCAAGAGGACAACTGACTAAGGATATCATTAAGTGTGAAGTGCTTAAGATTAAAAGAGACTTGGATAAAGAGTGGATGAATAAATCTGGTTATGATCCCAAGTATCTTGCTCACGAGTATCTCAATAAGGTCCTGGACAAAATCGAGGAATACAGGGCATAATAAATAGATAAAAAGTCTTTGATGAATGAAAAGGATATTAAGACACGTTGGAGGAAAAGATTTTAGAAAGACTCATCAACGTTGCCTTGATGAGCAGAGAGTATTGTATCTTGAGAAAAGAGAAAGGCAGATACAGGAATTAGAAGAAGCAATAATACTAAAAGAATTATCGGAACCTTATAAGTCTAATTGGAGAAATGATATTAATGAGGGAATGACCTCATCTGAATTATTTTTTACAACTCTTCCTGCAACTGGTGACATTGAGTATTCTGTCACTGAAACTGATGTAGTACGTGATAGTCCAAATGTATTTGTTTATTATGATACTAGAGTTTATGATACTCTTGTCGTTGATGCTCACGTTGATGATGGTATAGTCATATTTTTAGGAACAAAACCTTTAGCCACTCTTGTTGATCCAGATGATATTTTAGCAGACATTCGAGCATCAGGAACTTATTCGTTTCGTGTTCCACAATCACAAAACTTTTTCTTTAATTTTTTGAGGGGAGTAAGTCCGGGAGCTGACCCCAATGGAGTTGCTTCAATTACTGATGTAAGAGCTAAAAGAACAACACCTTTAAATGTTTTTGTTCCTCTTGACTCTCCAGAATCATCTTCATTCATCAGGACTGATCCCATCATGAGAGGTCTTTCTGCTAATGAAAGAAGAAAGAAACTTGAGGATATGTTGGATGCTGGTGATGAGTATCTTCTTAAGCAAGTAGGATTACAAGGAAGTACTGCAAGACCTGCTGATACTGGGGTTGTGCAGAGTTTCATGGATATTCAGTCTGGTGACCAAGGAATTACCAAGACCACATATGCACCTCAAAAGAGTTCTGATTCCACTAGTCCATCTGCTGAGTATCAAGCAGCAAGACAAGAGACTGAAAGGGCAAAGGCAAGATATGATGCGCTCCTGGCAAAAGCATCTACATCTAAAACCCCAGTAGATTTGACTCAAGCTAAGCAAGACTTTGAAAATGCTTCTGCAAGAGAATTTGCCATTATGACTGGGAAACAATTTGTTCCACCAACACCTCCAAAATCAATACCTGCGACAAAAACACAATTAACTCCACAACAACTTGCCAATATTGATAATTCACTTAAGCAGTTGGAGATTGATAAACAAAAGGATAAAGATGCGGCGGTAAGAAGAAACCTAGAATTTGCTGCTAATCTTGCTATGGATGCTGCAACTGTTGCTGCTTTGCTGTCTCCTATTCCTGGTGATGAATCTGCTATCCTTGCTGCAAGAGGTGGAACACAAGTTGCCAAACAAACTGCTTTTGATAAAGCAGAAGCAGAAGTCGTAAAGAGAACTGCTAAGGCAGCAGCAGAAAAAGCGGCAAGAAGATCTCCAGAAAGGACTAGTCAATTTAATTTTGATATGAATCGGATGAGAGATGCTATGCAGTCTGGAATTAAACCTGGAAGATTGTATCAATCATATGAACCACAAGGACAAGTAATCTCTGAGAAGAAACTCAGATCTCCAAAAGAAATTCTGAATAAGATTCCTGGATATTATGATGGAAAACCAGCACCACTAGGATTCCCAGATAATCCACCACCAGAAATGATAAATGGTATGCATCCAGACCTGGTTGATGGTAAGAAGGTTGCTGATAGATTCAACCGCCTGGACCCACAGAGTGCTCAGGCAATGCCTCTTACAGGAAACCCTCACATCGACAAGAAAGTCTTGAAGGCAAGAAAACAACCCAAGTAAGGGCTTGACACCACCCCAAGACCGTACTATAATAAATAGGTAAACAAATGTTACGGAAATCAAGGTTTTCTTAACATTGTCCACACCCGTTAACCGAGACCTATGGGTGTATAAATTACGTCTCTCATATCCCCGCTAAGGGTGCGGGGAGCATAGTATCTCCACCATTTCCCTGATGGTCTTACTATCTGTTTAAAAAATGACTGCTACAATTTCACGTCAACAACAATCGAATACTGCTTGGGAACAGTTCTGCAACTGGGTTACTTCAACCGACAATCGCCTTTATGTTGGTTGGTTCGGGGTTCTGATGATCCCCTGCCTGCTTGCTGCCACAACCTGTTTCATCATCGCCTTCATCGGTGCTCCCCCTGTGGACATTGATGGTATCCGTGAACCCGTTGCTGGTTCACTCATGTACGGAAACAACATCATCTCTGGTGCTGTTATTCCTTCGTCCAACGCAATTGGACTGCACTTTT